ATGTTAAGACCTGACACTCCCCACTCAAGAGCGTTCTGAGAATAAGAACCCTCGTTAGGTTTCATTGCTACAATTATTGGACTATAATTTGGTCTTATTTCTGGCATATCCCTTAGCCATACATCTGACATTACAGTATTTTGCTGGTCTTGATTGCATAGTTTCAAACTCTTTTCCGCAAAAGAGACAATTTCTCTTAATTCTTTTTCTTCGTTTTCTATTATTAAACCTCCCAGAACATTTGACAGAACAGAATTTGCGTTTAGGATTATTGGAAGTAAATCTTTTCCCACACTCAAGACATTTATACCATTTTCTTTTAGATTCCAAGTAGCATTTTCTTGAACAATAGCTTTCAGGATGTCGTTGATATTCTTTTTTTCTTTTCCCAAACAACTTTCCGCAAATTGGACAAGTAAGTTGAACCCATTTACTTGGAACTTTTGTATTCCACTTTGAAAGGTCTGGGATTTTCCAACCGTGTCTTCTTGCGTGTTCTTCGATAGTAAGAAGTTCAAGGTTTTTAATTCTATTATCGTCTTTGATACCGTTGATGTGGTGAACTTGCTCTCGTTTTTCCAAAGTTCGCCCAAGATAGCGTTCCATAATAAGACGATGCTCAAGCTTATTGATACCATTGCCTGTGATTTGTATGTATCCAGATTTTGTGTGTTTACGAGTAATAGCCATACATTAAAAAGTAAATTATTATTTACATCTTTAAGTATACTCCTCTCTTTATCAACTGTCAAGCTTTTAGTAGCCCATATTATTGGCTCGTAAGCTGGTTTAAGCCCGTGAGATTTCCAGCCGTTCCAAAGTTTGGCTTCGGGGGTTGTTGGTTCGGTTAAATCATCATTAGTCCCAGCACCAAAGTTTTTAGTAGCATTTCCATCTGGTCTTGTTCTACCAGTTACCATTGGATTTTTACCAATAACTTTCCTTTCGTGTCCTTTATCCAACTGCTTACTAATATCAGTAGCTTTAGGAAATCCCGATCCATAAATCCACATAATACAGTCTTTAAGAATAAAACCAGAATCCTCTACATTACACGCCATTCTATGTTGTGTTCTTGAACCAGCGAATATCAAAGCAGTTCCACCGGACTTTAAGACTCTTAAACACTCTTGCCATATATCAAGTCCCGGCACATCATAATCCCATTTCTTGCCCATAAAGGATAAGCCATAAGGGGGATCGCAGATTATAGTATCCACAAAGTTCTCTGGCAACTCTTTCATCTTCTCTATACAGTCACCCAAGAGTAGCCTCACCCCAACACCCCCAAAATCTCCTCTCTCTTCTCGCCCAACCGTCCATTAATATCACTCACCAACTCTCTCTTAACTACGACTCCATATTCATTATAATGAAGTTTCGTTATCGTGAAGTCTACGATTGTGATTGTTTCTTCGGACATTTTAGGCCTCCTTGGTTTCCGTAATTTTTATATCCTTCAAGGAACATTTCTTAGCTCCTTCTATGTAGGACTTAACCTCTTTGTTCTTTCCTTTGATTTTTTTAAAGTATCCTGTGCATTCAGAGCAATACTTACTACCTGCTATCGGGCAAGGGTTGGCAATATAAATACCTAAACTCTTCATAATCTTTACTTCATTTTTATCAAGCTCTCTTTCTATCCTTGAGTATTCGGCATGCTCTAAGGTGTTTACAGAAGCTAGTAATGATTTAAAGTTTTCCCTATATAATATTTTGTTGGTTTCTAAATCACTCATCGTGTATTTATTCATCTTCCCTCCTTCTTTAATGCCTTAGATATTATACTTGCCCAATATCTCTTTTAGCTCTCTATAATGATTTATCTCTTTTAAACAAGAGTAGCTTGTTTCATTTATGTCTGCCAAGAGTTCGTTGACTGCTTTTCGTATTTCCAAAACCATAAAATCTTTCTTGTAGTATTCAATGAAGAATTGTCTTTCGTCTTTTAATCTGTCTAATTCTTTAATAGCAAAATCCAACATTTCTGAGATAAGTTTTTTGTAGTAATTTAGCCTTTCTTTCTTGCTCCGTTCACTTACTTCGTTAGTAGCTTCTTCTATCATTTTCAGTGTTATCATTCTCAACCTCCTTAAATTTAGAATACTCAGGGAAAAACAAAATCTTCTTCTGTGCCGTCCTTCCGTCTCTATTCTTAGCTATGTTTATTATATAGTCATTTTTTGTGCCGGGGTCTCTCTCGTAGTAATATTGCCAATGAAGTAGGAAAACCATATCTGATACCTGTTCAAGTTCCCCGGTTTCTTTGAGTTCCCATATTTTAGGCTCTCGGATTTTACCGCTTTCGTGAGTTTTCCTGTTTATCTGAGCAGCCATAATCGCGCAGAAGTCGTTATGAATAGCCAATGCCCGGAGTCCTTTGATATATTCATCAAGGCTCTCTTTTCTGGTCTTCGACTTCTCGGTCTCAACCATATTCCCATAGTCTATAAAGACAGCGTCAGGCTTGTGAGGGAACATTTTGAGTATTTCGTTGAGTTGTGGTAAGTTCCGGCCGATCGTCTCTACAAGCATAAATTTCATATCATCTAATGTTTTATAGAAATTCGTCAGTTTAATATTATATTCCGGGTTATCCGCTATATTGACTATATCTCCAGTCCTTAACAGCCAGTTGTCTATCTCGCATTCCGAGCTGAACATTCTCTCTACACAGACTTCTTTGCTCATTTCAAAGCTAAAGAAATATACTGTTTTGCCTTGTTTAGCGAAAGAAAGAGCTAATTGCAGCAAAAATGAGCTTTTGCCCATAGAAGGTCTACCGCCAACAATTACCAGTTTCTTCTTCTGTAATCCCCATATCTTTCTATTCAAGTCCGGTAGAAAGTCTATTGGTAAATCTTGGGGCTTGTTGTGTCTTCCGAAGATAGTTTCATAGTGCTTTTTAAATACATCGCTGGGGTGGACTATTTTACTTATATCCATTCTTTCTTAGCCTCCTTTGGGTCTTTCTCGGTATGGCTATCCCAAGTTATAACTTTCTGTTTCCAATTCTTTACCTTTTTCCCCTTGGAGTCAACCCAGCCTGACTCGGTGAAGTAGTCATAGAAGGTTTGAGCATTTATGGTGTAGTTCTTCTCCTTTATATACTTCTCTATGTCTCTAAGTGAAGGAGGGGAGAACACAGACTCTCTCTTCTCTACTCTATTCTTCTCTACTCTAGGTAACACAGGATTTGGAGCGTCGTACCCATCACTCGTAAATGTATGTAACATTTGTAGTGTCAATGAGATAGAGCGTTTCTTGGTATCCCAGCCCATTAAAGTGAGGTTTTGGGGTGTCAATGGCATAGGTTTACCTCTATATACTTCCGCTACTATCAAGCTAATGAGCCTATATCGGTCAATCTCACTTAGTTCTTGGAAGTTCTCGTCTAGGAATATATCCCAATATATTTTCGCCCAGATATGTTTACGATCTGTATAGCCCGGGTTGAACTTGTCTAGATTCTTGATGTGAATGTATTTCATTTTAATCTCCTAATTGGCAATATTTGGTGAATTGTCTTTCCAATATTCTATCGAAAAGTCCATTTACCATTTGTTTTAAAGGGAATTTCCTACTTATAAACACATAATTATCCCCATCGCCACGTTTGAAATATTTATCAAAGTCTTTTATTAGTGGTTTCTTCCCTTTCTTACAGTTACATTTTTTACATAGAATTTGCATATTGTCTTCATCGTGCTTTCCACCAGAACATAAGGGTATAATATGATCAACTTCTAAATTTTCTGTTGCTCCACAATTCATGCACTTATTTTTGCATTTTTTGAGAATCCTATCTCTTACTGATTTACGCATTGCACTCTCCTAATATAAAAAGGGAAGAAAGCAGAGCCGTCTGGTAGGACACATCAAACCCTTGGTAGGACTTAACTACTCTGACTCCCTTCCCTATTTTGTTTTTGTTTAAAAAATTAAGTTTAATATATCCTACCATACTTAGAATTATACTCTCATCATTTTCAATGTCAAGCATTTATTTTTAATTATTTTCAAGTTTATAAGTCCATATCCCCCTTAGATATACCTATTGACAAAAGATAAGTATTATGCAATAATGATAATAGGAGAAGATTTATGAAACGCATATGTCTCAAGTGCCAAAATATTTTCGAGAGCGATGGAATTCATAATCGTCTTTGTCATTTTTGTTCAGAGTTTAATTCTGAATTTGGTTTTCACCTTGAAGAATATAAAATAGTAGCTAATTATAAATTACAAACTTTCAAAGATAAACTCGTTTTAATATAATGACCGTCAACGGGAAACAACACAAAAGATTTAACAGTTCCGGTAGTAGCGGTCAGTCTTATAGTTCTTTTAAATTCACGCGGAGGAGAAATCCTTTATCGCAAATGTCGGTGTGGCGTGGTAGCCTGAGAACCCTTAGAAACTATACTAGGAAGCGTTCTAAGACGTAATCACTCGTGGTTAATAAAAATACCGAATTTAAGTTAACTGCCACCGACTTGTATTTATACAATGTTGTCGGTTAGAATTGGATATCGCCAAGTCACCGACTTGTTCTTTTAACGTTGGAAGATTTCTCACTTAGGTGAAATACCCATACCCGAAGGTTTAAGGTAGGACTTGTTCAAAAATACCTTGGCCGAAAGTGAGACGGTTCGGGGCAGAGACCGCAAATCTTTTGCCCCAAGTATTCATTATGAAATACTTATTTTTAATCTTATTACTAATTATCTTACAAGGTTGTGAAGCTATCAATTGGATAAATTATGGCGATGTAGGCAGGAGACAATCTGAACCACAAGAGGGAAGATGAGTAAACAAGATATAGTAATCTCAATAACAACCAAGAGAGGATTAACAATAGAGACCAAGGCGACAGATATAATCAACTTGCCACCTAAAGACAAAATATCATCTATCGGAGTAACACAAAGAGATAAAAAAGAAGCTGTTGTAAGGGAAATGTATATGGATTTTAATACTTAAGTCAAGATGAAAACAACAATCACAATCATAAGCTACCTCGCACTAGGGATAACAATAGGTTGCTTACAATCATTGTATGTTTAAGTAAAATGGACACATCATTACTACTATTACTAATCTTCGCAGCACTCGTATTACACGATCTAAGGAGAATATGAAGGATAAAGGCAGAGATATATAGATGGTAGAAGTTAAAGAAAGACCTAAGAAGAGGATAAGAGACCCTTTAAAAATGAGGGCTTACAGGGAAAAATGGAGAAAGGAGAACCCTGAGAAATGGAAATTATCTTATACAGAATCAAGAAGAAAAAAGATAGAAGCAGAGCCTTGGTATAAAATGTTTATCTGTATGACTTCACGGTGTTTTGCCAAGAGTCATCATTATTATAAGAAAGGGATAAAATGCTTTTTAGGAGCAGAAGATATTAAGTCCATATGGTTTAGAGACAAAGCATATTTATTAGAAAGACCTAGCATAGATAGAATCGACCCAGACGGAAATTATACTTTAGAGAACACTAGAATGATAGAGTTTTCAGAAAATATGAAGAGAAAAAGGGGGAGAAGCTGAAAAATAAAGGTGGAAGACCCAGCAAAATAGAAAGTGTAAACCTAAAACTAGTGAAGCATTACACATCAGAAGGTTATACAGACAAACAACTTGCTAAGATATTAGGTGTTACTGAGACTACTATAAACAATTGGAAAATAGATTACCCAGAGTTTTTTGAGTCCTTAAAGAGTGGTAAGTTACTTGCGGATTCTAGAGTAGAGGCTTCATTATATCAAAGAGCGTGCGGGTATTCTCATCCTGAAATCCATATCACTAATTATTTAGGAAAGATTAAAAAGACTCCGATAATAAAACATTATCCTCCTGATGCTACTTCGGCTATATTTTGGCTGAAGAATAGAAAGCCTAGAGAATGGAGGGATAAACAGGAACTAGAGCATACTTTTAAAGACTATTTATACCCTGAATTAAAAGATATTCCTAATGACGTATTGGTAGAATTGCTTGATACAGTAAAAAAGAAAAAGCAAGGTGAATGAAAACAGTAAAAGAGATAGTTAAAGAGGAATACGAATATCGTAATAAAGTCAATCCTCTAGCGTTCTTTGAAAATTTGGAACAGCAAAAAAAGTTTAGTAAAGATTTATCTAAGACTAAATCTCTCTACGGAGGTAATCGCGCGGGAAAGACTCAAGCTGGGGCAGCTTATATCATCAGCAAGTGTTTGGCTAAACCAAAACAACGGTGGTGGGCAGTAGCAGATAGTTTCTCTGATTCTGTCAATATTCAACAAAGGAAGATTTGGGAATTGTTACCTAAGCTTGAGATAAAATATGGCAACTTTAGTGAGATTCTAGGGTTTACTAATAGAAAACTACTGTTTAAGAATGGGTCAATAGTGATATTCAAAAGTTATGACCAACAAAGAGAATCTTTCCAAGGGGAGGATTTGGATGGTATTTGGTTTGATGAGGAATGTACCTATGATATTTTTAAAGAATCACGGATGAGGTTGGTTGATAGGGACGGTGAGATGATATTCACCATGACATCACTCAAAGGCGTAACAGATATGATCCAAGATGTTTTTGAGGGTTATGATGTGGTTGAGTCTCAATATGCACCTTTGGTTGACGAGACTTTACCAAAGATAGCCGAGAAGAATGAAAATAGATTTTACTTCTTGTGGACTACTGAGAATCCTTATCTTAACCAAAAAAGGGTCATCACAGAGACTAAACTAATGACTAAAGACGAAATCAAGTCTCGTATCTACGGAATGCCAATCAATTTATCCGGGAAGATATACATGAAGTTCAACAAAGGTATTCATGTAATCCCCTTCGAGGATGTACCATTCAACAAAGTTACACTCTACGGAGTCTTAGATCCTCATGATAGGAAACCCTGGGCGATGATTTGGGCCGCGGTAAGTATCACCGGAACAATATATATCGTAGATGAATATCCTGAAAGGAACTTCAACGAGATGTTCACAGATGATAAAACCTACACTGAGTATGCTAAGATCATCAAAGAGAAGGAAGAAGGACTGAGACAGATATTCAGGAAACCGATACATAAGAGAATTATTGACCCTAACTTCGGGAATAAGACAGTCCAATTAGCCGAGAGACAAGGCGGACAATCAAGCACAACACCCAAGAAAGAGCTTCTGAAGCGTGGATTAAGGTTCGTAGACGGAATTGACGCACTCGAAGCAGGGCATTTAAAGGTCAGAGAACTCCTATACTGGGAGAAGAAGGACGACGAAATAGTTGTTCAACCTAAGATTTTAATAACCGAGAACTGTACTAACACAATCAGGCATTTATCAAGATATGCAAGAGGCGACATAATGACCTCAGACGGAGATGTGAAAGATAAAGTGAGACCAAAAGAGAAGTATAAGGATTTTAGCGATGTAACTAGATATTTGGCAATGCACAATCCAAAATACGTAACAGGAAGCACGTTTAATCCTAATGTACCGAAATTATATTAAGGAGGAAGATGATAAGAAAGTATCGTAAGAAGCCAGTAGTGATTGAGGCGATTGAATGGACAGGAGACAATTTTGGAGAAATAGCATTATTTACTAATGGCTCTACTCACCAACAGGGAAGTGATTTATGGGTAAAAACTCTTGAAGGTGGACATACGGCACTTAAGGGAGATTTCATAATTAAGGGTGTCAAGGGAGAATTTTACCCTTGCAAACCAGATATATTCACAATTACTTATGAGGAGGTTAAATGAGCCCAAGCGAACAAGCACCAGAAAAGACACCAGAACAATTACTTGCAGACAAGAAAGCAGCCTTTGAGGCTAACCCTGACCAATTCATCCCATTAAGTGAGATAGTAGTAGCAGTAAAACGCACTCCTAGCGGGATAGCTCATTACATCGGAGAAGCTAAAAGGTCTGAATTACAATATGCTAAAGCTGAATTACAGTTCCAAATAGACGAAGTCCTTAGAATCATGGCAATAGAGAAGAGAGCAAATGCTCTCAAAGGTAAGAAAATAATAATACCCGGGAAGAACAGAGGAGCGTTTGGGAGAAATAATTAATGAAAGACTACCGTTGTAAGAATTGCCATAAAGTGTTGTTTAAATTTAATAAACATAATATAAAGATTTTTCTAAAAGAAGATAAATGTATGGAATTGTTCGAGATTAAATGTCCCAAATGTAAAAAGGTTAATCAAATAACCTATGAAGCCATTGATTGTTTAAATAACGATGACGTAGGGGCATTTGAAATATTAACTGCTGTTTTAAAAACATAGAGCGTCTAGAACGCCATAATTAAGTAGAGTCTCATTGAAGACCCAAATTAGATGTAATAGTCTAGTCTGGGTCTTTTTTATTAATAAAGGAGATAGTTCTTAAATGAAAGATAAAAAAAACACTCTAACACCTGACGAGAAGAAGATACAGCCACTTCCCATAGAATTAGAATCAGACGCCTACTCCCCTAAGATGCAGAAAGAAATCTGCTCTATGATAGAAGATGACTACCGAGTAGGTACAGATGCAGCCACAGACTGGCTAGCCCAGAAGAAGAAGGACATTCAACAATATGAGGCCGAGAAACCTTCAATCCTAGAAGACCTCTCCAAAGAACCGGACATGGCTGACAGAAACCTAGGAATAGCCCCGTCAACTGCCGACTCCTATCAAGCTACTCTCTTAGCTACTTCGTGGAATCCTTCAAGGATGCACTGGGTAGCAGTAGAGGAGAATGATTTTGAGAACAGAGACAATATTAAGAAATTCGCTGAATGGGCAGTAAGTAAGAACGAAGGTAACGTCTATCCTGAGGTAGATGATTACATCCATAATAAGATATGTCTAGGTTTTTCAGTATTTAAAGTCTATTGGAAAGTCTGGTATGAATGGGTTGACAAGCGAATCCCTGTCCAAGATAAGAATAAGAAGTTTAAGAAATACGAAATAAAGACAGTAAAAGAGAGATTTGAGAAAGGTGTCCTTGAGAACATAGCCGATGTCGATGATATTGTAATCCCCGACTATGGGAAGAACCTACAAGAGCAGAGCTTCTTAATCCATGTTCTGCATATAGATAGTGATAAATTCACAGACAGAGCCGAGAGAAAGATATTCAAGAACATCCCCGATGACGATGTTGACATGTTCCTGAACAAAATCAAGTCAGCAAGGATAGAAAAGAGTGGCGGACTCAAGAAAGTAAAAGACGAACAACTAGGGACTAAAGATACCAAAGATCTCAATCCAAGAGTATTCCCTATTGACTTACTAGAATGGTATGGGACTTTCAAAAAGGGCAAGAAGACAGAGAAGTTTCGCTTCATAATGGAACCCTATACCATGACTCTATTAGCCGGGAAACCTCTAAGGAAGATCACCCGAACAGGTAAGATCCCTTTCGTAGGCGGCCCGCTAATCAGAAGACCGGGCAAAGTAAGAGGGAAATCCTTAATGAAACTCATTGCCCCTCTAGTCAACGCTATTAACAACATATTCAACCAAGCATCAGATTTTGCGTTCTTCACTAACTGTCCATTCGGATTTCACAGAGTAACTGACGAGGGGTACACGAAACAATCCTACAAACTAAGAGGAGGAGTATCCTATCCTACCGGGGACGATAAGCCTTCAGATAGTGTATATTTCCCCAATCTCCAGAGGTCATTCGTCTGGGAGTTCAATACAATCAACCTATTATTAGAAATGCTTGAAAGACTCACCGGTGCTGCTTCTTACTTCATGAGTAATCAGAAGGGAGTATCAGGTACCGCGACGCGTGATAATATAATCAATGAGAAATCAGAGACACGTTTCGGTCTATGGGTTAATAGAATAATCGAGGAAATCACCGAAGCAATTACAATGTTTATCAACATGTACCAAGACTGGGCGCCTCCGACACTAGGCGAGAGAGTCTTAGGAGAGAACGGCAAGAAGCTCTTTCCTAACTTATCAGTCAAAACCCTAAGAGGGAACTATGACGCACGTATGACGCCTGATATACACATGGGGTCTAAAACACTCAAGAGACAGGCACTAGCGTGGGCTTATGAGGCATTACAGACAAGTATCTGGGTTCACCCTCAGGTCAATCCTAAAGGGAATTACAACTTAACAGCAGACACAGTTAAAGAAATGGTAGGAGATATAGATATAGAACGCTATCTCGGGAAAGAACCTAAGGGGAAGATGGGCGACTTAGAAGAAGTCAACGGTGAATGGTCAAGATTTATACAAGGAGATGCCTTTGATCCCCCTGAGGGAGCAACTGCCCAGGCTTTACAACATTTAGCAGGGCATATATCTCAACAAGAGAAAATCCACGAACTAGCCGAAGAGTATCGACCTAACTTTGAAGACCATTTATTCAAAACAATAGTTAATGCAAGGCAATTCATGAAAGTAGCCCAACAAGAGAAAATAGCGATTCAAATAGCAAGTCAGGTTGCAGGTAGTCAGGGGGAGAATCCTCCTAATGTTCAACCTAATCAACCGGGACAACCGGGACAGCCGGGACAGCCGGGGCAACCAATACAACCAACCCCACAAGGTGGGCAATTCTAAGGAGGTTTTATGGCGACATACGGAGCAAAGCGAGGAGCGGGCAAAGGAATAGGAAGAGCAGGTGGCGGAAGAAGAAATAAGAATACAGGTGGGTGCAAGTTAGGCGGCCCAGGATATGGTAAAGGTGGGGGACGAGGTAAGGGGACAGGAAGAAGAAAATGAGCGACGTATTACTAACAGAATTCCTAGATTGGAAAGTATTACTATCAAGGCCGGAATGGAGACGATATGTTAATCTCTTAGAAGAACATGCAGAATATTTACAAAAGGAGGTGAATAGATGCACTAGGGAAGGAAAGAATACGGAAGCTATGAAGTTTTTAGCCCAGAAGGATTTAATCCCTAAACTTTTGGGTAAAGTAAAGGATAGGGTGAAAACAATCAAGGAGAAAGATGCCAATAATGACGGGTAAGAAGAAACAAAAACCAGTAAAGAGAATGCCTGACGCTCCGGATAATCTCAAATTAAGCAAGGCAGAGTTCATTGCTAAATACGAAAAAGAAAAAGAAGTCGAAGCAAAGACAGCAGAGTATAAGAAGAAACTCCTAGCAGGAGAAGATGCTAAGCCTGAATCTAAGAACGATGTAGAAGTCTTAGAGGGTGAATTAGCAATATTGATTGACGAAGCAGCCAAGGCAGAAGCTATGGCAGACAGTCCGGCCGCAGAAGAGAAAGCTAAGAAACTAAAGAAAAAAGTGGTTGGTTTAAGGATGAAAATAGGGAAGGCGAAAAAAGCTTTAAAATAATAGATATATAAGTTCGTAGCACTTTAAGCTATGGTAGGAGGAAAATGAACGAGTTTGATAGACACAAAGAAATCACAGAGAATTTCTTAAAAAAGGAAGAAGCAAGGGACGCTTCCGCAGAGAAAGGTAAAGAAACTCCAACTATACCTGACCCTGGAAAAGAAAAGATCAAAGGCACAGTAGTTACAGCAGAAGAGAAGGCTAAAGACGATGAGAAGATTCTTGACACACCAGAGGACGAACTTGACGAAGAACAGAAAGCTCGGAAGGAAGAAATCTTAAAGGTTAAGAAACCTGAAAAGCCTGAAGAGAAGAAACCTGACGACCAAGACCGCTTGAATAAAAGGTTTGGCGAGCTTACTGGAGAAATCAAAGACTTAAAGGCTGATAAATCTCAAGACAGAGAAAAGATCACTGAACTTGAGAAACAACTCGGTGAGGTCAATGAGAAACTGAATCCTCCTAAAGAGGACGTTGAGAAGAAAGCCGAAGGAGAAAGAGTCAAGAAATACCTCACAGATGACAAAGATAAGCCCAGAGAAGAGAAGCGTGAGATGTCCAAAGAAGACCTTGAAGAATGGCTTTTAGAGGACAATGTAGCGGCTACTGAATGGCTTATGGAGAGAAGTTTGAGAAGGTCTGGTGAAAAACGCGCCTTCAGAGGTAGTCAAGAAGCCAAGAAAGCTGTTGATAAACTAACTGCTGAGATGGAGAAGTCTCAAAAGAGAGTGACAATCAAACATCCTGAACTCGATATTGAAGAAAGGACTAAGGAACTCAAAGAAGATGATAAGACAGATAAGGAGATACATAAAATTCTCTATAAAGAGAATGAGAAGTTTCGCCTAATGTATGACATCATGAAAGAGAACCCTAAAAAGTATTGGGTTAATAATGGCCCGGAACTCCTTGCTGAAGAAATGGAAAAGAGATTAGGTAAAAAACCTAGTGGCAAGAAAGAGTTTACGGACGAAGAATTAGAGAAGGTCAAACAGGATGCTATAAATGAAGCTCTCGAAACTGAGAAGGAAAGAATAGCCTCTCTAGATGAGGGGAATGGTTCATCAAGAGACAAGGAAACAAAACCTAAGTCAAATTTAAGCCCAGAGATGGAAAAGAAGAAAAAGGAAATTCTTAGAAGGTCTGGGGTATCAGAGGAAGAGTTCAATGCTTCAAGAGAACGTAGGAAGAAGATCGGAGTATGAGCGATAGGACAGAGGATTTACAAGGAACGTATATATGTGGTAGGTGCAATACGCCTATCTTTTATCTACTTTCTGAGGGGAAAGATTCCCAGATCCCTTGTCCGGATTGTGGCTATGCTCATGGTGAAAGACCCTACAAACAGCTTCCTCCTGATATTAAATTTGACTTAAACCAGTATTGAGAACATTAAGGAGGAAAGTATGAAAACTAATGTTTATAAAGCAGCAGGATTTAGCCTGTTGAATAAATTAGATGAGGGCGGATTAAGAAGTTATCTTTGCGATTCTGACACTATCTTGAAGGGCGATGCTCTTCACGATGATGGAAATGGAAAAGCAACTAACGCAATCACAGCGTTTGCTAATACATTTCTAGGGATTGCAGCTCACGCACAAGATAATGCTGGTGATGATGGTTTAAGCGTGTTAGTTATCCCACCTTTAAGCAAGTATCAGTTTATTGTACCTGTTGAAGCTGATGCAGTGATAACTCAGACAGCAGTAGGACTTATTTGTGACCTTGAGAGTGTCAATACTCTTGACATCTCAGACACTACGGGTGCTGCTAATGCTAAGGGGTTATTTATTGACGAGATCGACATAACAGCTGCCGCGATAGCTGCGAATACTTATGGTTATGCCATTGGACATTTTGAAGTTAATGCTGCATAATTTATTAAAAGGAGGGATTACTAATGATTACTAAAGATGTATTAGACCAACTATATACACCTGTCTATGACAAGTTCTTACTTCAGACTTTCAAGGAAGACGAACAGGTCAACCAGAAGGCGTTTGATCAGATTGAAGACAAGACTAAAGAATTCAAGTTCGACGGAATCAGTGGACTTGGTGAGTGGGTAGATGCTACTGAAGGTTCTTCGGGTGGATATGAAGATCCTGTTCTTGGATATGCCAAGACGTTAACTCAGGCAAAAAGATGGAAGAAACTTTCAATCTCTTTTGAAGCTGTAGACCAAGAGGAATATGCTCTTTTAGGTAAACTAAAAGATGCCTCAGCAATGGGTAGAGGGGCAAGGATGAACGTCGAGAAAAAGACAGCCTCTATACTTTATGATGGTTTTTCAACAGCCTGTCCTGACGGCCAGTACTTGTTCAGCAACTCACATCCTAAAAACAGAGAAGAAACCGGGACAACTTATGATAATTTGTTATCAGGAGCTTTCTCCCATGACAACTTAGAACTAGCCGAAAGTCAGATAGCTGACAATTTCTTTGACCCTAAAGGAATCCCAATAGCTACATCAGAGAAACCTATTATACTTTATCCACCTGCACTAAGAGGGGCAATTATGAGAGTGTTCTCAGACAGAGCAACGGAGAGACCGGGGACTACATTAAGAGAAATTAACAGATTCGCAGGAATGTATGAGCCAATAGAATGGAGATACCTTTCAGCAGCTCTTGGTGGTTCAGACACAGCTTGGTATATCATCTATCCTGAGTTAAAATTACTCGCGGTAGTATGGTCGGCCAAGCCTCATTTTACATCTTGGATAGACGAAGAAGACGAATTTTACAACTTCAAGGGACGTATGCTTTATGATACAGGTGCGCTTGATTGGAGAGCAGGACTCGCAAGTACAGGAG